CGGTTCGGGTTCCGGCTCGAGGTCGGGTATGGGCGAGGGTTTTGGTTTTGGCGGCTCGGGCTCGATCTGCCGTTCCTCTATTCTGGCCTCGATCCTTTCTTTGACGACCTCTTTGACGATTTCCCACAGGGGGACTTCCCTGAACTGCCCGATATTCCTGTTGGCATCGATCGGCGGGCTGTCGGAGTAGTTGATCTGGTCCTCGGAGACACGTTGCATCTGGACCGGGCCTTTCCAGTCGTCGGGGACTTCGACGATGGTGCCGCGGCGGTGGACCGCGTTGGCGATCTGGGTGTCGGCATGAAGAAGAACGCGCATGGGAATGCTCCACTGATTCCTTCGGTTTAGTGAAAGGCTACCACGTTCCTAGCCGTGGTCGAGGTCAACCGAGGCCGGCAACGCCCTTCCGCCTGGGGCGATCGCTTCGTTCAAAGCCTTTATGGCGTCGTAGAAGTTTTGCCCCTCGCCTTCCGCCACCCCGAATTGCTTACCTGCCTCCTGATTGGGGTTGGTGATTTCGAGGAGTTGCGGCATCCGGCCGTCGCCAGTAATAACGTTCGCCTGATCGATGCAGCGTTCAAGATACGCCTGGGCGTTCTTGATCGCCTGGACGGACAGATAGATTTTGCTCCCGAACGGGGCCGTTTGGTCGTAGGGGATTCTCGCCATTGCTGTTTTCCCTTGCTTGTTCCGCGGCCTTGGCCGCTTCTCGGATTTTGTTGGAGAGGACGACGGCCGCTTCCGCAACTTGCATTCCTCCTGATTTGACGGCGAGGTCGATCAACTGCAAAAGCGCGCTGGCTTCGCCGGCTGTGTATTCGACCGAGAATTTTTCCATCAGGTGAACACCGCGCTCTTTTTCCAAGCGCCTCCTGTGTAGACGTAAAGCTGCAAGTTGCTTGAATCCCAATACAGCGGGAAGCCGGTTGTCGTCGCGGGCGTTCCGCTTGGCACCCCTCCGGCCCCCGGAATGTTAATAAATCCCGTGGTCATATTGGTAGCTAGAGACACATCGGGGAATAGGATCTGATTGGTGTCAATCTTGAACGCCGATGTTCCGCCCGTGACAAAGCGCATATTGCGAGCAGAACCGCTTCCGGCCTTCTCTGTCCCGATCGTCAGGACGTTGCTTGAGGCTTGCCAATCGAATGTTCCCCGCTCGTAATTGGAGGAGTCGGTAAAAGTGTTATAAACTCGGGAGGTTTGGGCATTTGCCCCGTTCCGCTGGGCAATGATTCCGGCAGCATCTTTCCACCAAAGAGCATCCGGCGCCGCTACGTTGTCGGCATTCGTTCCAGCGGCAAAACCGATTGCACATCCCGAGCCCATACGCAGTGATTGCGGCGATCCACCACAGGGGCCAATCGCCGTTATCGTGATGACCCCATCGTAAAGTCCGAATAGGTGACTGGCGGAAGATAGATAGAAGTCAGCCAACTGGCCATTGGAGCGAAGCACAAAATTAGCATTACCGGTTTGAGCGGCCGTGCCGATGTTGAGAACGGCAGCATCGCTATTATTATCGCCTGACTCTATACTGACCCGCACCTTGCTGTCGCGGAATTGTGCTAAATATGAAGGACTGGCTGCATTTGTTATTGATGCCAAGAAATCAACGCCTACGAACGTAACGGCTGCATTATTCCACGTCTGCGTCGTGGAGATGACGGGTTTGCTCGTTGTTAACGCAGTTCCGCCGGTTAGCGTCAGGGTCGATGCGGCCGGATTGGCTATGCTCGCAATCGTGACGGCTTGATTAGTGGCGTCCCAGGTGCCGCCAGTGGTTTCGCCAAGGATGGCACCGCTGTCGTAAAGGAATCTTCCAGTTGCCCCACTAGCGATCGGCGTTGTGCCGACGGTGAGAAGCGAGGGGCCGGTAGCGCCGTTGGCCCCAGTCGCGCCGGTAGCCCCGGTTGCACCCGTCGCGCCGGTACTGCCGGAGCCTGTGGCCCCGGTTGCGCCTGCGGCACCTGTAGGCCCGGTGGCGCCGATCGCGCCAGTAGGGCCGATCGCTCCGGTAGCGCCGATGGCGCCGGTGGCTCCGTCATTCCCGGTCGCTCCGGTCGCTCCGGCAGCCCCGGTTGCTCCGATGGCCCCGTCCGCGCCAGTTGCCCCGGTCACGCCCGTAGGCCCTGTCGGCCCTGTTGCTCCCGTCGCGCCGCCCATGCCGGCGGTCCCTTCGATTACGGCGAGTTTTTGATTTGGGATTACGCCATAGAGCCTGCCATCCTCGGCTTGCAGCCGATGGATGCCTTGGACGGCGGTAGGATTCTCGCCGAACGCCAGGAAGCATTCGACATCGCTGCTAACAAGAATGTAGTTGGTTGCAAGCTGGAATGCGGTGCTTTGGATCGAGCCGGCGGTGATGGCGACGTTCTGCTCGGCGACGATCGAGCGCGTGTGCGGAAATTCCGCCCATTGATTTTTCGCGACCGTGATTTCGAGGAACTCGGTGATGCAGAGCGTGGGCATCGGCCAGGGGAGCCCATTGGTTTCAGTAGCTCACGGCTTCCTTGCGCACTTCTTCGTCGTCGCCGTAGAAGCGCTCGCGGCGCATCTCGTCGTTTTCTTCGTCTTCGGATTCACAAGCGAGATGACTAATTTGTAGCTCCACGGATACGAGATCGGGATTGTTCGGCGGCTTTGAGACGTGCGTGACGACCGCGAGCGCGCAGAGATGGATCATCTCGCCCGGACTTGGCAGATCGGTCGTGGAGCAGCCGATTTTTTCCAGCGTCTCCTTGTCGAAGCGAAGCGTCAGCCCGTATGGATAGATCGGGGCGGAAGGCTTGTCGGCTTTGATCTCGGGGATTTTCATTGGTTCGGCCGGCGCCTTCGCCATGTCGATCATTGGAGAGAAATGCGCCATGTCGCCCTCCTTCAATTAGTTGGCGGCTTCATCCGATTAAGCGGAACTAAACCACGCCCCACCTCCGCTTTGGCATCGGATGCGTGTATTCCCGAGGCGCCGCCAGGCCAGCCGGGGGAGTCTGATGGGGCGGTAGGGATCATGCTGCGGCCTGCTCCGGCGGTGGAGCGCCCGCAGGAGCAGCAGCCGGTGCGCCGGCCGGCGGGGCCGCAGCCGCCGCCCCACCGGGGGCGGCAGGAGCGGCGGCGCCGGCAGCGTCGGCGCCTTGCTCATCGGCGTGTCGCGCCGCCATCTCCAGCAGCTCGTTCTCATGGGCCTTGTTCAGATCGGCTCTTGCCTTGGCGTGGCGGGCGTGGGTGTCGGTACGCTCGCGGGCGTGGCGCTCGTGCGTTGTTTCCTTCGCCATGTCGCCTTTGCGTTCTTTTCCCTTATGTCCGTACCATTCATGCTTTGCCATGGCCTGCTCCTAATCTAACCGTACCATCGTTCGCGCTTGGATTTCTCGCCCACAACCGGCTTTGCCTTGGGGCGCACTAATTGAAGATCCTTGAAGTCCTCATGGACTGGCTTGCCTTGGTAAGTTTTCGGCAAATCCAGTTTCTCATACTCGTCATTGGGAAAGTCTTTCATCTGCGGGTGCTTGCGGTCGATCAATGTCCCGCTTGGGTTCGTCCAGGCATCGGAATCCTGTTCTATGGGCGTATCCTTGTCGTAAACCGGCGCTCCTTTTCGTATGGTCCCTTCCCAATACCCCTTGAAATCTTCCTCAGTTGCCTTGGGCATTGCCGTACCAGCCTCGCTTGGCTTTTACCGCGGCGAATATATCGCATGTCCCGAACGGGAGGATTATCCCCGTCACGTCCGTACAACTATCAGGCTCCCGAAACATTACACAATCCTCGCAACGGCGCTCCGGCGTGGTGGCGACCGCGTAATGGACTTGCGCCTGCGTCTTTCGCTTCCGGTGCGAATCGGTCATCACTGGATTCCGGGCCCGCGGCGAAGCCTGCCAGGAATTTCATCGTGCGTAGGCTAGTCTGTTTCTGGTCGTCTTTGTGAAGTGCATGTTCCTGGTGTCAGGATTCGAGTTGGCTCCCTGGTTCTATTCCTGGCTGGGTGGACGTTCGCCGTGGGGTTCGATGGTGGTCACGTCGATGTTGGCGGCGCGGACCACGCAGCGCCAGTCATCGATGACGCCGTAGATCTCGTCGATGATTTCTTTCGCGCGCTCGCGGGAGTAGCCTTGGCGCGCGAGGTGCAGCTTCTTGGCGGCGCGGTCGAGCTCGTTCCTTCGCAAGCCGGGATTGGCGATGAGGATTTCTTCGGCGGTCATGCTTCACCCGTACCAAAGATCGCCGCGGGAGCCCGCGACTGGTGTGGCCTTCTTGGGGCGCACTAACTTATAGTCCGTCAACCCCCGCATAACCTCCGCGGGCACATCTAATTTGTCGTACTCCTCATCTGGAAAATCCTTCAATTGAGGGTGCTTGCCGTGGATCATAACTCCGGTTGAGAGTGTCCAGGCATGGGCACCATCCGCTATGGGCTCATTTTTTTCGTACAAGGTAGGCACGCCGGCACCGATTCCTTTTGGCGCCATCCATTGTCCGACATCTTCTTCCGTTGCGTCGGCCATCGCTCACTTATTCTCCCCGTACCAGCGTGCCGATCGCGACGGTTGATCGCCGGTTTTCTCCGGCAGTTTCTTGATATCGCCTTTCTTCGTTGCGCCGATGAACTCGCGCGCAACCTTCCCCAATTTCCCGGTGTCGGTCGCGTGCGCTCTGAAAAATCTATTCTGACGCTTCGACACGATTGGCACGGTTCTACGTCCCCGGCATGATCGGCTGTGGCGGGCGTTGGCCGGTGACCGCCTTGGCGGCTTTCGGATTCTTGGTTTGGGCGGCATTGGGCGGGGCGCGTCCGACCATGCCGGGATCGGCGAGGTTCGCCGACATGAACGGCATGGGAGACACGTCGCCGTAACCGGCGCCGGTGGGACGGAAGCCGATGGCACCGACGGCACCGGAGCGGCGCAGCCGGCCGCGGCGCTTGTCGGCGAGCTGCGCGGCGAGGCGCATCATCGAGGCCTGGAATTGCTCATGCGGGATATCGGCCTCGCCCTCGCGGGGCCGCAGCATGTGGGCGGCTTCGGTAATGTCCTCGAGGGTGATGAAGTGGGTGTTGGTTGGAAGCGAATCCATCCATGCCTGCACGCGCTCCTGCGCGGCGGCATTCATGGGCTCCCAGGCGGCGTTCGGAATGTCGTCGGAGACGAAGGTAGTGCCGGCAAGAACGAGGCTCGGGCCGGCTATGCCGGTTTCCTGGTTTGTCCAGATCATCGGGCAATCGGCATTGAGCCGGTAGGTCGGTTTCGTCTCGCGGTAGATGCGGTTGTCCTGAACGGTCTCATAGGCGGCCGGCAGTTTGTCTTCGGCTTCGGGCTGGGTGGCTTCTGTCATGGGGTAGCTCCTTCGATAGGGGGTGTCCTGGCGGCAAGGTCGCGTCGTTGACGACCCCTGTGGGCACCGCCAGGACGAAGCCCGCGGCAGAGGAGCCGCGGGAGCGGGAGCGGCAAGGAAGATGCGGCCGGCCCTTGCCGATCGCCGCCGAGAGCTTCTTAGGCCGCAACCTTGTAGTTCGAGCCGTAGAGTTGCAGGGTGCCCTGCGCGTCTTCCTCGCCCAGGGTCACGTCGGAAGTAATCGTCCCGGTTGTGGCGTTCGATCCGCCGACGTTGTAGTTGAGGTCGACGAAGCGCGGCAGACCTTCGGCCGCCACCGTGAGCGACCGGCTCCGGCGCATCGGCCAATCGAAGGAGGCGATGCGCGTGCTTGCGGTGAGGAGCGCCAGCGGAATTGCGTCCGTCTCGATGTAGATGACGAACGAAAGGTCGCTGCGCAGCCCGGAGGCGTGCGCGGTCGAGTTTTCCGGGGCGCCGCGGAACTGGACCTGCAAGCTAGTCAGGGTCGCGAACACGGTGCCGGTATTGACGACGATGCGGGGCGTGCCGAGCCCTTTGCCGATGCCGAGGTCCTCCCCGAAATACGTCCGGTTGACGGAGAAGATTTCGGGAGGCGACGGCGTGAACGTGGTGGTGTTCGAGGTGCCATCGAACTGGTCGTAGAAGTAGGTCGAGGCCGCCGAGGCCGTGACAGTCTGCGCGGCCGAGAAGCGAAGCATGAGGTCCATCATCATGAGGTGTACTCCTTTACCTGTGGCTAAGTCCTTGATTATACAACTTGATTCTCGGTGTCCAGGATTTGGTCACAAACGCCAATCGCAATATTGCGGAAGTTGACGATCGGGCGTCCGGCATAGTCTTCCGGGCGTAGCAAAACATTCTTATCTCTTATAGCTTGGATGTCCATATATTCTCTGGAGGTACGGTCACAGTAGAATTTTAATCTAATCGGCGGTGAAGTCCGATCCGGGGCGTCGGTTTTGGTAATACCGGAAACCATGCGCCCGGCGGTCGGTAACCGCACGACCGCCTTGCTCATGATCGCAAACAAGTCCGGCGGGCTCGAGCCTGCAAGCCCGGCGGTGGTCACGTCGATGTTGGCGATGCGCACCACGTAGCGCCAGTCTTCGATGCAGAGGCCGCCGTTCCTAGAGAAGTAGGACGTGTAAGCCTCGTAGCGGCGCTGGGAGCTGTCATACGCCGGCACCACGTCGCCCTTGTTCTCGAAGATGAGGCCCGCCTTCGTTCCCTTGGGATAGGTCGTGTAGACGGTCTGATCGCCCCAGCCGACGAGCCAGATGGAGGTATTGGAATTGGAAAGGCCGCCGGCATCGAACACGTTGACGCCGTTCGGGACACCGGAGATTCCCGAGAAGTAGGTCGAGAAGCCGGAGAGAGTTTCCGGGGTGACCCAGCTATTGCCGTAGATCAAATAGCCGGTCCACTGTTGCGACATGCCCTCCATGTGGGCCACATCTTCCTTTTCCCGGTTGGCGTTGGTGTTGCCGCCGAGGTCGGCCAGTTTCTTGTCGATCTGGCTGTAGGCATCCATGAGCATCATGCCGAACGTGATCTGCGCGGCCGATGATTTGGTGTAGGGGACGCCCTGATTGAAGCGGCGCGGGGTTGCCTGGGGCAGGCCGGTGCGGAGCGTGACGACGTGTCCGGTCGTCAGGTTGCCTTCCTGCATCGGTGCGTCTTCGTCGAGTTCATTGCATTGCGACATGAGCTCGGCCATGTCGGAAATCTTGCCGGACGGATCCATTCTCCGGCCGATGTCGGCCAGCGTTAAGGAAGCCATTGAGAAGCCCTTTCGAGTACGCGGTTACGAGGGGACGGCGGAAGCTGGCGGCGTTTTGTCGTCGTCGTACCAGCCGCGGTTCCCCGGTTGCTTGGTTGCCCAGCCGCCTTTTGGCTGCGAGGGAAAACCGGGAACGAATTGGGATTCGCGATATTTCTCGAACAACCGATAGAAGCCGAGCGCGAAAGCCGGGTGGTTGCCCACGCCGGTAATTTCCATGGCGTTCAGGAACGCCTCGGTTTCCTTCGCATTCATGCCCATCATCGATTGGATCGCGTATTTCGCGCTGCCCAATGCGGTTTCGAGCCGATTGCCGCCGATGACCGGATGGTTCTTTACCTCGTTGATCCATCCTTCATTCGTGCGGTTCCACGCCTCGGTCTGGTGCTTCTGCACCCGCTCGATCACCGCCTTGATTTCGGCGACATGGAAATCGGCGAACTGCTGCCGCATGGCTTCGACGGCCGCGTGGTCAGCCTTGCTCGCTGTTTCCAGGTCCCCGAATAGTTTGTCGGCTTGCGCCAGGCGCTCGTTGTCGAGCGTGACGCCTTCCGGCAGGTTCAGGGCGGCGTAGGAGGGCGGAACCGGGGGCTTCTCGGCCAGGGCTTCCGCCGGGCCTTTGTCTTTGGCTTCTTCCGGCGGCTTGGCGGCTTCGGGTTCCTTGGGCAAGGGAGGTTGCCCGTCGGTTTCCTTGGCCGCCTTGCCGTCCGGTTTTGCCTCGGACGCAGGCGGTTTAACCCCGCTTTCCGCGGGGGTAGATGGCGGCTCGGCCTTGGCCTCGCCGTTTGGTTTGGATTCTGCTTTTGCCTCGGCGCCTTCCCGCTTGGCGGGGTCGCCGGTGGAAATCAGGGATTTGACCGGGGCGTCAGCCGGCGGCGAGGCCGCGCCAGCAGGAGTTTCTCCTGCACCCTTGCTCTCGGCGGCCGGTGCATTTGCTCCAGCAGCCGCAGGAACCGCAGCGCTTCCCGCAGCAGCGGGGTCGTGCCCGTTAGCTTTCGAGCTCGTCGGGGGGTCGGATGGCGCTTGGCCACTGGTACTCGTTACCGGCTTCTCGCTCATCACGCCGCTCGTTCTGCTTCTTCAAGCGAGCCGCTTTAAGCTGGCGTTCTACTTCCTGCTCGGCGAGCATCTTGGCATACAAATCAGGATGCCGCCGCATTCGGTCGTCCAGCCACGCACCCGCATTGCGCATTCCAAGATCGAGATAGGTGCGGTGGGTGTCCGAACGGCCATGCTGGTCATAGCCGACAAATTGCGCCTCGCCAAGATGGCATACTTCGTAAGCGATTCGGTAGAGCAAATCGCGGCCCTTGGGGTGGTTCATCCAGACGCGGAAGGTTTCGGTGTCCTCGCGGTCCTGCCGGGCGGCCTCCTTGGCGGCGCTGTCGACGGTTGCGGGGTCGGAGGCGTCGTAGGTGTCACTCATTCAAGAGCTTAGCCGCTATTCTGAAATGCACCACCTTGAGGCGAAAGTCCCCCCCTTGTATCAGCGCATCGTCCTCGAAACCATTATAGGCGATCGCGGTGGCGGCAAACGGCTTTAGCGCCGTGCGCAATTTGTCGATCTCGGCCTCCATGCACAGCGGGCAGCGGAGATCGGTGGTGCTGCGGCGCAATGCCTGGGGGTGCCTGCATCTACTCACGCGTATCGACATGCCTTTCCATGATTTCCCCATCCACCTTCCCCTTGGTGTTCGAATATTCCGCCCACGCCACGAAGGCGCGGATCATGGTTTTATCGTTTCCAAAGCCCGTCAGCATGAGCCAATGGGCAAATCCCGGCATGGTGATTTCCAGACCTTCGACGATCTGCGCCGTCATCCTTAGCTTGGTGTCCAGTTCATTGCCGAAGAATTTTATCGATTCGGTGAGGCCGTCGCGGGCGGGGCCGTCGCCGAGCGCCTGATCGAGAAACCGCAGCGCGGTCTTGCCGCCGTGCTTGTAGCACGCCTCGCGCACGCCGTTCCGAAACGCGGCGTCCACATGGGCGGGGATGATGCCGCGCCGGCCGCGGGCAGCGGCGGCGACCATTCGGGGATCATTGGTTTGGACCGGACGAACCATGGAATGAGCCTAGCAGAGTCGGCCGGCCTGATCGATAAAATGTAGTTGGCGGGGATTGCCTTCGGGGGATAGGGGGAAAGCTCGAGAGGCTTTTCGGGAGGGGGGTCCCGTCCCCGCCATCGTCCTAACGCGGAAGGATGAGCCGTGGTTTCGCCCTGGCGAGGGGAGAATTGAATTTTCCCCGCAGGAGCGCCCGGAAGTAGTTATGGCCGCGTTCGAGCTCCTGGGCTTTGAGCGACCAGCGGAAATCGCCGCGGAAGCAGGTTGCGATCTGGCGCATTCCGCCGGTCGCCTGGCGCAAGCCGTCCAGAAACCGCAACCGCGCCTTGTTCCAGTCGTAGGGCTCGCCGCGCACTTCCCCGGTTGCGAGTTGCTTCATCGGCAAATCCAGCCCGGCCAATTCGGCGGATGAGCGGCGGATAGTATCGAGGCGCTCGCCGACCTTCTTCCAGTTCTCGCAATGTTCTGCTTCCATCTTGGCGAGATGCACGCAGGCATCGGCCGCCATTTTCAATCCTTCGATCACCCGCTCGTAGGATTCGCCCTCGATCATGCGAACGGCGTCGGGATGCGGCAATGGATCGCCGTCGGGGCCTTTGACAACGAGGTCGTTGGCCTCGGGCGTGCCGGGGACGGGGGTGCCGTCGGGTTGGGTTGGGGTTTCGGTCATTACACGCCGCACATTCCTTCGCACTCGTTGTTGAACAGGTTGAGTTGGCCGTGATCCTCGGGAGTCGACAGGTCGACTTGATCGAGCGGCTTGAGGCTGCTGTGCATATATTGCTCGCCGCGGATTTTGGCGTTGAATTGCGTGCCACCGGCACGGATGGGCGCATCGACCTGAACCGCATCGGCCCATTCGGCCGGAGAATTATCCTTCATGTCGCGCCAATGGCGATTGCCGTGAAACGGGCAACCGATGCAAGACGACTTCGGCGGTTGCGGATAGCCGTTCCGCTTGAGCCATTGCAGGCAATCCCAGCGGCTCATTCTCTTTTCGATCAGCGGCCAGCGGTTGACTTGCCATGCCGCCGTGGCGGGTTTCATTCTCATCGCCTCGTCGGTTGAAATGCCGATCCAGACTTCGCAGGCACCTTTGGCAATGCGGTCGCGCCTCTTTTTGCCGAGCAACTCGCGGAACTTCCACATCAAAGGTTTTAGCTTGTATTCATGGGTGCATTGGCGTCGACCCATGCCTTTTTCGTCGCCGGTCTTTAGGAAAAAGGGGACCGAGGCATACCTGCCCGGCTTGTCGCTTGTGAGCGCGGCCCGGATATCGCCATTGCTCACCGCATGGATCGGAAACGGCAATACATTCCCGCCCTTGAGCCATTCCAGATGCTCGTAAACCGCCTTCGGCTCCCAGCCGGTATCGGCGAAGATCGCGCAATCGGGCATCGGGCCGATTTTCCCGTGCGCGGCCATCAGCGCCATGGTGGTGCTCTGGACGCCTGCGCCGAGCGATATGACCCGGAGCACCATTTCACCTTCCGCCTCCCGCCGGTCCTGCCGCCGCATTGCCCAAGAGCATTTGCAGCGCATTGATCCCGCCGCCGGTATCGGTCTGCGACAAGTCCTTGGCGGCTCCGGTGGCGGCCGGCAGCGTATTCTGCATGTGGTGCGAGGCCATGATCTGTTGCTGCTGCTGCGCGCGCTGCTGTTTGATTTGGGCCATTTCCTGATCGGTTGACCATACCTCCGGGGGAAACTCGATCTTCTGGCCGTAGAGCCGGATGAAACGGTCGGCGTTGATGTTGTCCAATGTGCCCGGCTTTGCCTGTTCCATCCTACCCGCCAGCGAAATCGTGCGTTCCATGGCGGCGGTGTCGGAGGCTTGCTGGATTTGCGCGAGCTTGCTCACGAAATGAATCCGCACGCCCACACCGGCCATCGAGCGCGGCATGGGCCGCACCAGCCCGAGCCGGTTGGCGATGCCGACGATGCGATTGATGCCGCGGGCGTCCTCGGCGAGGTTCCTTTCGATCACCGGCCCGAGCCGCAAGAGTTTCTCGCCGCGCCGCTCGCTTAGTTCCAATTCGTTGCGCGGCTGGATTCCCTCCATCTGCGAGATCATCATGAACACGTCGACGAAGAACCACTGGCGAATGTACTCCTTGAGCACCTGGATCGCCTGCATCATTTCGTTGACTTGCGGATTCACCGTGTAGGTCGGGCGCATTCCGGTGTCGCGGCCAAGGTTCGCCACGTAGGTCACGCGGCCCGGCTGGATCGATGACGGCTCGTTCTTCAACGACACGTCGGCCAGCATCGGGGGCCTTACCATTTTGTCGATGGCTTCGTTCAATCTGGCGACCATTTCGTGTAATTGCTTCACGTCCGGCAGGGCATCCATGCCCGGCGAGCGCCCATAGGCGTCGTTGCCGCGGGTATTCCAGCGCGGGCACTGGTAGGGCCGCTCGTGGAAGCCGCGCACCGACAATGGCCGCGGCGTGGATTTGCCGCGAATCCAGTAATACTCCCGGTACGCATAGCCGCCGGGGACGACGCCCAGCTTGAGGTTCTTCTGCCCCGGCATGTTGGCGGGGTAGTTTGGTTCGATGCAATGGGCGACGACGACTTCGGTTTCGAGATTGGCGCCCTTGGTATTCCAGAGTTGCCCGACTTCGGTTCCTTCCAGCGCGTCGGGGCCGAACATTTCGACGGCCTGGCGCGTCGTCATGGTGAACTCGCGCACGAAGGTATTGATTTCGAGGTCGTGGCCTACTGCCAGATAGAATTCCCCGGCGGCGGGATTGATGCAGTTGATGATGCGGTCGCGGTGTTCGTAGATGAGCATCGGGGCGGTGCCGAAGACAATCTGATCTTCGTACATCTGATGCTTGCTGTCGTAGTAGTTGCTGCCGGAGAGAATGTCGTAGACGAGTTGTTCGAGGTCGGCGAGCCAGCGTTCGCCGTCAACGTCGGGCTCGAATCCTTCGACCGCCGGCTTCATCTTGAACCAGCGCTTTGTCGGCGACGACAAGCCGTCCATCATGCCCGAGGCGCAAATCTGCACCGCCTGGGTCGGCGTGGAGTCGAGCACCCGCGTATTGATCGGGAGCCCGCGGGTCATGTTGTTGGGTGTAATCAGCCAGAAATATCTTCGCGGCAGAATATTCGCGGCGCATTCACCCCAATGTAACCACCACGGGGTACGCCAGTTGCGCAGCCCGAGCAGGAGTTGCTCGAGGTGGTTGCGCATGTCCTGCCAGTCCTCGTTGCCGTCCTCGGACCAGCGTTCGGGGATGATGGCGGGCGTGCGGGCGAGCAGCGTCGTTGACGCGCGCTCATAGTAGGGGGCTGCCGGAACGGCGCCGTCCATTCTGGCTCCGTCCGCTTACCAAGAGGCGATAGCAACACGCTGCCATGTGTTTGCAGCAACGCAAACGTAGATGAAGCCGCTCGCGTAGGCGACCTGTCCGGTGGCCCCGCTCGCGCCCGATGTGCCTGGGACGGTCGAGGACACCACAAGATTGCGCAGCGTGCTTCCCTTTGCGCCCGCGTTCACCCCGCCGCCGTTGTCGATCACGATGATATCGGTGTCGCCGATCGAGGAGGCGATCTTGATGCCGGTTTCGTATTGTTTCTGCGCCATCGTGTTCTCCTTATGCCTGACCGAGGAGCGTTGCTTTGGTGGTGCTGACGGGCGCCAGTTGCCCGCCGGCGCCGGTGGGATTGGTAATCCCCGCTTGCGCGGCCGCGCGGCGCATTTCCTGGGCCCCGGCTGCGCCGACGGCGGCGTTCGCCATGGAGGGCGGGATGGCCGTGATGGGCGGGCGCGGCGGGGGCGGGGGCGTAGCGGTCGGAACCGAGAACATGCCCATTCGTCACCTCCGGTTATAGGGGTCGTAGTCGCTCTGGAAGCTGCCGCGCGGGGATTGCGCCACGAACTGATCGATCATCAGGCGGCGCTCCGCAAGCGCCTGATCGTGCGCCCAGGCTTCGATCTTCTGGCGCTCGGTGGGCTCGGGCGGCGCCGGCTGCGCGATCGGGACGGCTGCGCGCAATCTCGACCACTGGTTCGGCCCGGCCAGCGGATTCCTGCCGAGCGCAGCCGCCCGATGGCGGGCGAGGGCTTCTTCGCGGGCCGCAATTTCTGCGGCGACGGTGGGATTGTCGTCGGCCATGAACACAACGCGGGCAGGCGAATCGGAATTGGCGATTATACCCTGGCATAGGGGTCGTAGTCGCTCTTAAAACTCCCCCTTTCTTTGCCAAGAGTCCATAGCTCGGACGGCCGAACTGTTGCGGCGGCAATGCCGGACATGACGAGATACCTCGTCGAATCCATCGCGTGGTCGGCCAGCCCGCTCTTGATCCGGCCCTTGTCGTCGCGCTGGTAGAAGCGGAACTCCTTGAGCCAGCACACGAGATGCTTGAACACCTTTAGCCGCCCGGTGGAAAGCCGCTGGTAGACTTCCAGAAGCCCGGATTCCAGCGCATTGTTAGCGATCGAAAGACGCAACCCTAGATCGGTGTAGATTTTCAGGAGTTGTGCGCCGTCTGCCACGCCCCGGCCGCGTGCGGCTGGATCCACCACGCCGGGTATCCATTCTCCGCGAGCGCGTATTGCCTGGGCGTGGATGGCAGGTTCAGCCATTCCCCGGTAATACTCGCCATAGAGATAAACCACGTCATTGTCGCGATCGACCGCGCCCCATACGGCCGCGGTCTTGTTCCACCCGACATCGAGGCCGTAGACCTGCGGCATCCAGTCGGGGATCGGGAATGGATCGATGACGAACTCGGATTCGGCGACCGGATAGATTGCGCCGGCGCCGAGTACTGGCCGCCCCAATGATCTTGCCTCGATTTCGTGCGGAGGATGCTTGCGCTTTTCCTCCGCGATCATCTCGGGCGTGAGGTGCGGCACGTCCTGCCAGCCGACCATGAGCACGAAGCGGTCGCGCTTGGCGACGACCTGATCGGGCGAGATGGGCAGCGGGAGTTGTGCCGCGTCAGTCATGGGATGCTACTTCGGTCCCGGCTCGCTCGGACCTGGGTAGTAGACCCACCCATAGGGCGGCCACCATCCCCAACCGCCATCCTCGGGCGGCGGCTTCGGGTCGCTTGGCGAGGTCGGCGGCTCGGTCGGCGGCGGCGCAATCGGGTGCGACGGCGCTCCGGGGGGCGTGTAGATCGGATGCGACGGGTATCCTGGGGCTCCGGGCGGTGACGGCCAGATTCCCGGCGGCGGGTAGATCGGATTTGCCGGATATCCGGGCGGTCCAGGCGGTGTCGGCCAAATTCCGACCGGCGGCGTCGGCCAAATTCCCGGCGGCGGCATGGTAATCGGATGCTCCGGTGTTCCGGGCGGGGTGTAGATCGGATTTGCCGGATATCCGGGCGGCGGCTCGGGCATGATCGGCCCGCCGCCGACACCCAGGCCGGTAAGATACGCTTCACCGACCAGCGTTACCGGCCGCCCGCTCTTGCTCGCATGGTCCCACAAAATCCCATTGATCGTTACCGAAACAGAACCCATGATTGCTCCCTTTCCTGTTGGTTTCGAGAACCGAACGATTAAACGATTGATTTGACGATGGTGCAACGGATTATGTCATGGCCGCATCACGCTCGCGATGAATTGGGCGGCAAGCTGTGGGACGATTGCATTCCCGTATGCCCTCAACCTTCCGATCCTGTTGCTGGCGCCCCTGATGAGCGGCGAGAGGTACGCGCGACCGTCTTCGGTGCGAACATATCCCAAGCTATCGGATAGCCCATCAGGAATCCCGAAAAACGTGGATTGAGTTGGCCGCGCTTTTCCGTCGGTGCATGGGAGCCAGACGAGATCGTGCCATGGGTTAGCGTTACTTCCGCCGATAGCGGTTTTCCTCTCGGATGATTCCAGCGTTGCTCGTTGAATTGCTCCGTTGCACTCTCGCTCCGAAAGTCGCGGGCTGCCGGCGTTGCCCATGCCGATATCGTTTGTAGATTGTCCCCGCCCTCGCCGCGCGTCCCCGCTCCCGTTGTGTTGCTCGCTTTCGGAGACGGCCAACTCGCCAGAAACGCCGCCGCTGGCAATCGGTCCATTCCCTGCGATGGACCACCTTTCGGGCCGTCCTGCTGGCATGGTGTCGGCCAACTCGCCCTCGCCGCGTCCGTCAGTGTCGTTCCCGTATGCCGCCCGCTTTCCGTCGAGTAGTTCGCCGCTCCGCTCGAGGCTGCGTCCTGACGGGTCGGCGTCGGCCACGAACCAAACTCTGTTCCTGATATGCGGCGCGCCGACGCCACAAGCTGGAAGTACGGCCGCCCACGTGGCGTATGCTTCCGCTTCCAAATCAGCGAGAACAGCGTCGAGCCAGCCCCATCCAATAGCCGCATCAACCTGCTCACCGAAGATGATGCCAGGGCTGCACTCGCAGATGAGACGGAACCAATGCGGCCATAGGTGGCGGTCATCGGAGCCACCTTTTCCTTTGCCTGCGGCGCTGAACGGCTGGCATGGGCAACTTCCCGACCAAACAAATCGGCTGTCATCCCATCCGGCAAGACGCAGGGCGTATGACCAGCCTCCAAGGCCAGCAAACCAGTGACATTGGGAATATCCCCGCACGTCGTCGGCCCGAACATCGACAATTGACCGCTCGTCGACATCGCCGGGGGCGATATGCCCTCCGGCGATGAGATTTCTGAGCCATTGGGCGGCATAGGGGTCAACCTCGTTGTAATACGCTGCCACTCGTCTCGCTCATGCCAGCGCCTCGTCACCCACCCGCTGCAAGAACCGCTCCTCCAGGATCTCGCACACGTAATCCGCCTTGATCCCCTCCATGCAGGCGTGCCGTGGCTCCTCCCATGTCTGTCCTGGCGGATTGATGCAGGGCTCCGTCTTGTTCTCCCGCGCAAATGCCGAAACCTTCGGATCCTCCCGGTAACAGGGCTGGCAATATAAATCCAAGCTCACATTGACGTTGTGTTTGTAGCCAAGCGTGCGCCAATCGGTCGATCCCCATAATATCAGCCCGCGCACCTTCGATTTTCCATCCCACAGGATATTCGTCGCATGGTTCGACCACGAATCCACGCCCATGTGAAACCTAGCATTGGCCAAGAGCGCCAAACCGATCTGGAGCGGCACCCCAAGGTAATTGTCGGTGCCAAAGATCCTTGGCTCGCTCTCCCCGCCGATCTGGACCACGCGCAATCCATTGCTTTTGAGGCACGCCGCCACATAGGCCCATCGGTCCAGCGGCCAATTCTTGTACGGCGACCATCCAGCAACCGCGTGCAGCGTCACGTAAGGCTTCGTCATCAATCCCAGCGGCTTTTTCAGCACGAGCTCGCCCCGCTCGCCGCCCAATCCCAATTCCTCCGAGAAGTATTCCGCCAAGTGCCGCTGCATCGGCTTGAACGGGTGGCCTTCATGCAATGGATAGCCGATGAGGTTGTAAAATTGGCTTGAAGGTGGGCCGCTGGCACGATCCGTGGTCTCTACATGATCGACGCCGGCTTCCCGCATGACCGGCTCGAGCAAATCGACAATCCCCGCCGCCGCCCGGTACACGATTTCCGTATTCGGGTTTTTCTGCTTGAACAGCCGCACCAAGGAGAGCGTTACGAGGACATCACCGATCGCACCGGGCCGGTTCCAGCATACGATGCGGTTTTTTTTTAACCCGGATGGCTCCTGCGCCTCCTGCGCAACCTCGTTGATCTTCTTCCACGCAAATTGCGCATTGCGCGCAATCCTTTCCCATTCAGAAACAGGCGCACGCCCAAGTTTCAGCAATTCCAGACAGCCGGACAATGATTCCGCATAGCAGCCGGCCCAATATGCGTTCACCGCATACTCGTCGATGATGCCATATTCGTACACCCAAGGCTGCACGAACAAACCGGCCGGTTGTTTCTTGGTCATACCGGCCTCGGCGTATTTCATGCCGTCGGCGTTCTTCCCTATGCTGCGACAGTAGCGCGCTGCGGCGTGCTGCGCCTCGGCGCGGCCGGGTACAAGATTAGTGGCCTGCTCGAACAGATCGAGCGCAGTCGCCGGCTTATCCTTGTCAAGCTCGGCCGCCAGATGCCCCGCCTCCAGGCACGCGACGTAGCGCTCCTCGTCCCAGAACCGCATCCCGACGCGCATGACGTAGTTGCGCAGCGCCGCTTCCTTCTCGCCCGCATCTCGGTAGCTCTGCGCCAGATAGAACCGATAGCGCGAGAGCATGAACGGATCGGTCTCGGTCAACAGCGCCCGTTCGATTAGTTCCGCATCGTCCTGATACTTGCGCGGATTATCCGCACGTGCCCCACTGGTCCCTGCCTGGATATGAAACCCCACCACCATGCCGCGGGTTTTTGCTTCCTCAGGCACTTCCAGAAACTCATGCACCACGCCCTTGTAACGGAACGCCATATTGTTGCGGAACAACTGTGGCCGATGATGGCGGATCGAGCCGTGATGGACCTCGATATCGTAGCGGTCGCAAGTCAGCGAATCCTTGAACACCTTGGGGTCGAACACCGGCCCATATGCAATCCGGTCGTCGGCGTCCATCATCAGCGCGTAGTCGACGCCCTCACACGCCCGCAACCGCTCGATTGCTTGCGTGCGGTTTGCCGCGAAATCCACCCACGGCGCCCGCAACGCCATCCCCGGAACACCATGCCCCGTCTGCCACAGGTCGATTAGGTCAATGGTGTTGTCCTCCGACCCGGTATCCATAATCACGAAATGATCGATGATCGGCCGCACCGAATCGAGGCACTCGGTAATGTTCTTTGCCTCGTTCTTCACGATCATGCAGAGGCCGATCCTAGCCACGAGACAACATCCTCCTGTAGGCGACCGTTTGCTCGGTGAACAATTCGATATCCTCCTCGCTGAATATACCGGGCCACACCTGCCGGATGCGGTTGCGAATGTCGTCGTCGCTGATCGCTCGCTTGGGCAGATTTCGCTTTACCCAATACTGTAGCGTCGTAAGTTTTCTTCCGTGAGCTACGAGCGGACAGTCAGTCATCGATCCTCTCCCGAACGTAGAAGGTGGCGTAGTCACGCGGCGAGCTAGGCGCGCTCTTTGCCAACGCCTTGAGAACGTCCGGCTGGGGATACAAAGGCCGTTCTCCTCCAGTATGCACGTAATGAACGGGCGCCGGGCCGGGCCTGGCTAATTTTCCCGTTGAAGTAGCGAACCCATCCCGGCTTGAGCATGGCCGGCTCATCCTTGAGCAGCAACTCCGACCTCGCCGGGTCATCGACCCAGCCAATTTCCCAAAGAGACGCAAGCGGAACATCGGCGGCCGGCTCGACCGACATTACCAGCCCGCGTACGCGCTCGAGACTGGCCACGCGCACGATCGCCGGCGCCGCCAGCAAACCAAGAAAGAAACTGCGCCGCGTCAGAATGGCCATCTCAATTCGCCTCCTCGGAATCTGCGCCGTCTGCTTTCGCGGCCTCACGCAATCGCTCCGCATGTCTGCGCGCGACCGCCGGCGTCGGCCAAACACTCGTCATGTGAATATCGGACCCGCAAATCTCCAAGCCTCCACACTCGGCGTGCATCTGCGGCGCCGCCGCAATCGAGCGCGCCTGCTCGGCGCTCGAACACGGCATGATCGCGATTGTCTTGCACCCTCGGACAAGAACGCGATAACCCCCGGCCATCTCAATTCGCCTCCTCGAACCCGCAGCCTACAACCTCCGCGAACGCCCGCAACTCCTCGCAATGCAGCCGCGCGTGTCTCTTGCAGCACCAGTGAATTGTCGAATGGATTTCATTGCCCTTCACGCTTGCCTCCGATGGCCTCGGATGGCTGGGCGGATTGTCCTTCAACAACTGCACCGCCTCCTCGTTGTCGTCGCAGGGAATGACCAGCGTCGTATCGAGCCCGCGCACGATGACCCGCATAGTATCCATCAGACCTCCGCACCCGGCATCCTACCACCAGGAAGGAATGTTTGAACCACGTCCGACATTCCTTCCATCGGCGTGAAAGTGAGAACCATCAGTCCACGCCTTGTCATCAAACGCAAGCTGCACTCCGAATAGATGTTCAGCGGACTTTCCTCGTCGAGCCAAATGAAATCTTTCGCCGTACCTTCAAAACTTCCACGGCCCTGCTCAAACGACTTGAGCCCAAGCGTCGACCATCCTCCCGACTGGCTGCGGATCATCACGGTATCAGGTAGATCAGCTACACCACGCTTCCACGATATCTGCCCGATATCCTCGCGCGGAATTAGTTTGTCGCCGGTGAATGATTTAACTCGGCCCCGCCAAGTTGGTTGCCCAAGTAATACTTCCTTCACGATGATATCGCGGGTTGTTTCATTAGATTTTCCCGCCGCCCATGCTTCGATCGGCCGATTGTAACGGTGGCCCTTCCACCACGGAGGATAACGGCCAGTCAGATGCAGCACGAGTTCATAACCGCCAAGACCGACGCTTTTGCCAACGCGATTCGCCGCCATCACAAGCCGTTCCCGGTGCGGCGAGCCGTCACAATCATCCGGACACCACGGCAGAAGCGGCTCATGCCTTCCCCCGGCAGTAAAAAACATGAGGTGGCGTTCGTATAGCTCCCGCCGCAGCGGGCCGGTGTCTGGATAGTAATTATAAATCTGTCGGTACGGCTCCACCCTCGCCAGATTCGCGTTGATCTGTTCCAGAATCTTCTGCTTCCCCTCCGGGGACAGTTTCTGGACTATCGGTAATAGCTTGAGCAAGGATACGTTGGTCTTCGATCGAGAGGACATTGATGATGTTCACTCCTCCCATGTTCACGGCCGGCTGTTCCGGGACCGGAGGTTCGAGATAGCGAAGGAGCGCAAGGTTTGCTTGCAGCTTGTCGTGTAGTTCCAGTTTCGCCGACCAGTAATCGATCGTGCCGTCGTCATGGCGCACCGGCACCCACTCGATCGACTTGATGGCTTCCAGTTGTTCCGGCGCGAGCTTCTCGAACGGCTTTAGCGTGCGGCCGTCGTTCTCGTAGAAATCCGAGACCTGACAAGCAGCAATGCGGTTCACCCTGATTGCGACCTTCTCGGGCGTGATGTTGGCGTATTCCAGAAACTCGCTGATGCACTCCTTGACGCGCTCCTTCACCTCGGGACGATTGTAGAACCGCCGCGCATTGTGCTTGGCGCTGTTCGTGTCACTCGTGAAGCCAGCCCGCGCAAACCCCGCCCGCCGCGAATCCTTCAACCTGCTCTTGCTGGTCGGGTCGCTGTTCAGATAGGCGCGGACGAACTCCTTGACCGCGATCTCGTACTTCTGATTTTCGAGCGGCATCGGTCGAAGCCCCTTACCTCCCTTTGGGTCCCATCTCCCCGGACCCTTTTGGGTCCCATCCGGCCGAATCCGCCGGCCCTCCTCGGGTCCTCTTTGGGTCCCATCCTCGCGTGTTCCCAAAAAAGGCGGGGGCGTTCTCTCCAAGCGTAGGGGCAGGCCCCAAGGTAGGGGTCCGTCTCACGGATTGAACACCTTGCGTTCCACCACCAAAAGCGGAAGCGGAGGACGAGAGTACGAGAACACGGGACCGAAACCGCCGGCAACTTGAACCAATGACGGTTCAGGCTCGATAGCTGGCGCAGGAGTGTCGTCGACAGCACGTGCGACAGCACGTTCGATCTCATCGGGAGAAGGAAGCCAGCCCGCGTAGGGGAGAGCGCCGATACCGGCAGGATGATCGTCACCGGATATGTCGCGGGGACGCGATCGCGCAGGGGCCGGCGGGACCGAGTTCGAGCTCGCAACCTCGGGTGCGCGAGGCGAGAGCGCAAGACGGTAGAGCGGAGGCCGGTCCTGCCGGAGGCGGGCAACGATCATGCGGAGCAGGTCCGCGGGTTCGGAACCCTCCTCGAGCGCTTGACCGACTAACCACTCGTAATCGGCCGCTGACAGCTTGACGAGCAGTTTGCGGGGACCTGGTGTTGATTCCATAGGGGAAGTGTACGCATCCCATGGCGTTTTGGTCAAGAATAGGGCGCTTAATAATAACGGGTTGCTATTTATTCTCGGCAGGTCCGAGCTATGCATATTTTAATCCTTTTATCTATATATATAATAAAGAGAAATAATATAATAATACGCGCGTAGGTTGCGCGTGCCCTAGATGCGCATCCCCGCGCCCTAGAACTGTCCC